AGCCGTAGCCGCTGCAGCGGGCTGCGTCGTTTCCGTGCCGGTCTCGGTGATCGTTTCGGACATGGTGGGATCCCTCCATCGCGGTGGGTTGACCCGGCCGCCTCGCGCGGTCGGGGGGTCTTAGACGGGCACCTCGTTGCGCCACTGCGAGTAGGCGCCGCGATCGGTGCGGTACTTCGGGGGCGCCTTCCAGGCGTCCTTCCAGGGGGCGGTCGGCGGCAACGGGGTGCCGGTGGTCACCTCGAAGTCGAACGAGTCGAGGGTGTACTCATAGCGGCTCACCCGGCCCGACTTGTTGGTCCGGCTGCCGGAGTAGAACGCCGGCAGATTGCCGTCCTCGTCGCGCGTGGAAAGCCGCTCGTAGTCCTCCTGGCTGATCGCCGCAGGCGAGCCCATGGCGACCATCCGCACCGTGCAGCGGCACGAGCGGTGGTAGCGCTCGCCGGACTCCATCGCCGAGGTGCTACGCCGGGAGACACCGGCCAGCATGTTTTCCCGGCCGCGGCGGAACTGTCGCCGCACCGTGCCCTCCGCGCCGCCGGCGTATATCGCGGCGTCTGCCGAGGTGTAGTCACTGCGGGTGGCCAGCATCAGGCACCAGCCACACGCCCCGGGGGAGGGGACGCGCTGCCAGCGCTGGAACGTGCCCGGGTACTCCCGGACCCGCTGCCCGTCCCACAGGTTGGCGTACTGCTCCACTTCGTCGGTCCACGGCTTCAGGTCCATCGGGGGGACGTTTGCCTCGGAGATCAGCGAGTCGGTCAGGAAGCGGTTCCAGGTGGTCGAGCGGGCCTGCTGCAGGGGGCTGGACGTCAGCCGCTGCGCGGTCCTGGCCTCCGAGATGCCCACCGCCTCAGGTGCCGGCACACCCTCGGCTATCAGGCGCTTGATCCCCGGTGCCGCGTATGCCATCCACTGCGCGAACGGCACCCCGCCGAACAACTCCTGCGGGGCCTCCGGGCGGCCCTTGCGCCAGTCTGCGCGGTACTCGTGGCCGTGCAGCCATGCCACCAGGCCCATGTATTCGTCGGTGGAGTCCAGGGCGTTTATCACCGAGGCCGCGTAGAGCGCCTGCAGTGCCGGGGCGATCCGCTCCAGCGACCCATCCAGGTCTGCCAGGTCTATGCGCTTGTACTGTCGCAGCGTTGCTAGGACACCCCATCGGCGCAGTTGCTCGAGGTGGTCACGGTAGACCCTCTGCAGGTCCGGCTGCCGGGCCATCAGCGCTGCTCAGCCGCTGGATCCCGCTCGACCTCCGTAGGGATCACTCCGAAGGCGGTGGCCTGGGCGCGGGCCTCGGCGTTGCGCTCGGCCTCGGCGGCCGCCTTCCAGCGGCGCACCTCCTCCTGCGTGACCCCGGGGACCTTCTCCCACAGCGCCTGCGCCGGGATCTCCAGGGAGTCCTTCAGCTTGGCCAGGGCGTCGGCCGCCGCTGCCGTGGTCGGGGTGGCAGGGTCGCGCCAGACCGTCTCCATGCGGGCGGCGTTCGCTGGCAGCTCACCATCGGCGACCAGGAAGCACAGCCGCATGACCTCCTCCCAGGCCTCACCGAAGCCACGCTGGCGGCGCTCGGCGCGCTTGACCAGCCGTGTCTCCGCGCTGCGGATCGCATCGGCGCTGGCCGGGTTGGCGTCCGACCACCCGAAGTAGTGCGGCGGCAGCCCGGCGATCGAGGCGACCAGGCGGGCAAGGGTGTTGATCGTGTCGTGGAAGTTGCGCAGGTCCGCGGCCGCCAGTTGCTTGACCTCGGCCTCGCCCGGCGGGGACGTCACCGCCCAGATCCGCCCGGCGATCTTCTCCCACTTGCTCACCGGGTTACCGTCGCGGTCGGTGAAGTCCTGCTCGGTCATGCCCATGGCGATCGTGCGGGGGATGGCGTTGAAGTCCGCGCCGATCATCATGTCGGTGGCGATCTTGCACGCCGCATCGCTGATCGGGATCACGTCTGCCAGCTCGGACACCCCGTCGGCCTGCAGGATCCGGCCACGGTTCACGATCGGGACGACCGGCACCCGGCCCAGCCGGTGCTCGTCGCGGTCCACCTCGGCCAGCCGACCCGACTCCACCACGGCCTGGAACCAGATCGTGACATCCGGCAGGTACAGCGTCACGTGCTCGACGTCGTCGTCATCGGACCACACCTTCGCCGCGGCCTCCACCCGGCGGGTGGCGGGATCCCGGCGGGCGATCACCTGCAGCGGGGACTCCACGGTCACCAGCGGTGTGCCCGGGTCGTCGGGGTTCGAGCCGACGATCGCGAACGATCGGCGCATCGCCAGGGCCTCCACGTGGGCCTGCTGGCTGGCCAGGTCCAGGCTGTTCGCCTGCCACCACTGCCACATCCGCTCGTCGACATCGTCGCCGAGCCGGAAGCCCTCCACGTCCAGGCGCTCCTCGAGGGAGTCCACCACCAGCCGCGGCCAGTTGATCACCAGTTGCCGCACCCGGCCCTGCAACTCCCGGAGCAGCTCCGGGTGCATGTACGACAGGGGCTGGGCCCCCTCGTAGTACCGGTTGAGCTTCTCGAGGTCCGGCACAGCCTGCTGCAGACGCTCGGACAACTTCTCGGCGAGGTCGACTTCCGCCACGGGACAGCCTCCTTCGCAAGCGGTTACAGGACCAGAACCCGGGCGGGTTGGGTCGGTTTGGTCAGCCCGGCGGTGCGGGCGTCGCACGCGGCCTCGTGGGCCAGCGCGTCAGCCATCGCCAGGTCGATCTTCTGGTGGTCGTTCGGTTTGCCGATCACGATCCCGCCCGAGCGGCGCACCCTGCGGGCGTTGCGCACGTGGGTCAGCATCACCGGATCGGCGTCGTGGGTCAGGTTGCCGGCGGCCACATCGGTCTTCAGCCGCTCCAGTGCCGCGGCCATCTGGCGGGTGCGGTAGGTGGGCCACTGCACCACGACCTTGGGACCGTAGCGGGCGGCCCACTCGTCGATCTCCGACTGCCACAGCTCCGGGTCCAGGTAGAACCGGACCACCTGGAAGCGCTCGAACAGCTCGGCCACCGCGGCCTGGACCTCGCCACGGGGGATCTCCCCGCCGAAGTCGGCAGGATTCCACACCGTGGCGGTGTCGTCGGCGAACGTGGGCGTGAACCCGTAGAGGGCCTCGCCGTCGATCCAGCGGGCCCGGATCGCCGTCCAGTCGTCATACATCGACCCGTCGAAGCCCAGCGCCACCATCGCCCCGTCCGGCACCTGCTGCGGGTCGGCGGCGGCCTCCCACAGTTCAGCGTCGAAGTAGGCGTCCGAGGTGGCCACCACCCGGTTTCCGTAGAAGCGCTCGGCCTGGGCCAGGTCGCCCTTGCCGGCCAGCTCCTCCACCTCGGCCTCGATGCGGTCCAGGTCCACCCAGCCGCCGCGGTCCACGCTGGAATCGCCGTAGACGAACCGCAGCACCTTGGCCCGCTCGCGCTTGTTGCGAAACGACCCGGTGGGCGGGTTCGGATAGTCCACCAGCACGTCCGGGCCGGCGGCCTCGAAGGTGCGCTGGGCGTCGGAGTTCTCGGCCGGGTCCCAGGCGTTGGTGGTGGCCACGCTGCGCCCACCCATACCGGCCAGGTTGCGCCGCTGGGTGTCGGCCAGCTGCCAGCCACCATTGGACTTCAGCCAGGAGTGCGGCTCATCGTGGACCGCGAAGGTGATGCGCTGGCCCAGTCGGGACCGGCCCTCGGCGGTGACAGGCTCGATGAACCCGCCGCCGGGCAGGTTGATCCGGGTCAGGCCGGTGTCAGGGATCACCGAGGTCAGCGGTCCCTGCTGGATCATCGGCAGCAGCGCCCGGTAGACGTTGGCGGTCTGGTCCTCGCTCGAGGCGGCGATCTGGATCCAGGGGGTCGGCCAGGGCCTGCCCACCGGCTCGCCGTCGGCATCCCAGCCGTCGAACAGCACCGGGCCTGCGGCCTCGGCGCAGATCAGCGCCGCGGACAGCGGGCCCTTGCCCCACTTCTGCGGGCGGACCAGCATCGAGCGGCGGAACACGAACCCGGCCGAGGGGCGCTTACGGTCGTGGCGGGCGTCCGGGTGAAGCCGGTAGTGCTGCAGGACGAATCGGTACTGCTCATCGGTGAGGATGAACGGCCGGCCCATGTCCGCGCCGTCCGGGATCACGCAGTGCGACTCGATCCAGTCGATGACCTGAAAGCCGAGGGTGGGGAATTCGCCGGGCTCGGTCGGACCGCGCCAGCCGTCAGCCGGCCTGGACATCGACGGCCTTCAGCCGCCGAGGACCGCCGGCGCGGCGCTCGGCCTGCTCGGCGGCGATGTCCTGCCGGACCAGCTCGAGGCGCAGCCTGCGCCGGTCACCTTCGGTGGCCATCAGCCGGGCCAGGCCGGCGTCCACCGGTCCCCAGGCGCTGCCCGAGGTCGAGCCCTCGATCAGCAGCTGTGACATCCGGGCGCAGGTCACCTTGGCGAAGGCCCAGTCGCTCTGCTCGTAGAACGCCGCCTGTCCGGACACCTTCAGGGCGTTGAACATCTCCTTGGCCAGCGGGTGCCAGTCCCGCGGGGTGGTGCGCCTGGTCGCCCACCGGTCACCTCGATCACCTCGGTGGTCCTGGACGGGGTGACCCTGGCCGCCG